GATACCGACTTAGCTGTCGTATCTGGAAACAGCATAGAAATCTCTCTAGCTGGAACAACCGCCGCAACCGTTGACGCCGCAGTAACTCTACACTTCGCTTAAATTTGGTTAAACGCAGTGTAAACAGCCCGTGGGGTAATGTCTACAAGGAAGGTTTACCCTCAACCGCCGTTGATGATAAAACAGTAGTAGATCAGGAAGTTAGACCAACCATAAACACTGGAAGTATTGACGTTCAAACTGGTAAATGGACAGGTGTAACGCTTAGCGATGAATTATTCAAAGGGTTTACCACCCATACAGTTCCTAATGGAGCTAGTGAATTATTCCCCGTAGATGAAACGACTAGTAATATTAATATGACTGGATTTAATGATCTCTTTATTGCTATTAAACCTACTAATGGCGGTAACTTTGCAACTACGGCAGTTATGGGACCAGACACTAACCTATTTGGAGGTTTAACACCGGTTAACTCTGGTGCAACGTTAAGGTATTCAAATGGGTATATTGATAATCAAACTATGGGAGAGGTTGTTAATGATGGTGTTGAAGCATTAACAGCTAATGTATGGAATATATTTGGAATACAATTAAGAGCTAAAGAACAAAAGAATTTACAGTTTAAGATTACTAATAACTCTGGCGGGGAATCAGATATAGAATTTGCATACTTACGGTTGGTATAATGTATTGCACACAGTGTGGTAGTTCATTAGGATCATCTAAAACAACCAGAGTAATAGCGACTAAGACTAAATCACCTAAGCGTAAACTAAGCGCTTGGAATAAGTTTGTTAAGGCCAATAGTAGTAAGAAGATCTATAAGTTTGCAAACGGTAAACTAAAGTTAAAGAAGATGGGGATCGCATTTAGAAAAACCCCCGCAGGCCGTAAGAAGTAAATGCATGACTACCAAAATTTATAATGTCGAATTTCCCACGTGGCTTAATGACTCAAGAACAGTGGAACAGTTACTTGTTAGACTTTTGCTTATCTATCTCACTGGAAAAGAATCAGGGGTTATCTGATGCCATACGCACTAATCCCCGACGGTTACACGTTAAAACAAGTAACTAAGTTACAAAAACAAGCGATTAACGATAAAAGACGACATGATGACGTTCTAGCAATTTTAAACAATAGTCAAACCCCTTTGGTAGTTGCGGGAATAGTTACCGCCTTCCTAGCAGGTAGAGCCGCAGACAATATTATAGAAAATTTAACCGAAGCAGGTGAAACCGTAAGCGATAAAACAAAAGAAGTTATCAAGGATTCGGTGGCTAAGCTTGAAAAAGAATTAATAACAGATCCTAAAAGCTGGTTTGAAAAGAAATTATTAAATTTAAGAGATTTAGATATTAGAGGTTTAGCGTGAGTGCCATTATTCCCTTGATTAAGTTGATTCTAGACACGGGGGTGTTGGGTGTTCTCACCAGTTGCCCCCGCCACTGTTAAAGAAGCTAAACCGCCATCATCTAAAGCAGGTATGCGGCCCGATTGTGGTATAGGAAAGAAAGCAGTCTTAATAAATGATAATTGGGTTTGTATTCCTAGTTTTAAATAAACCTAAATATTAATCTTCTATGGAGATAGAACCACTGGTGTTAATCGCGTATGCGATAGTATGGACGGTATTTTATTTTTTTCTGTCGAATTACATAGCAGAATTAAGTAGAAAGAAATGGACAGAATGGGTTGTTAGCGACGATAGCGATGATGTTTTACTGGAAGCATTAAGTGTAATAGTTGACCAGATTGAGGATCGGATGCATGATAAGTTAGAACACTTTCAGAAGTCTTTTTTTGGTTCTCTAGGAAATGCTAGTAAGAAGTTAGATGTGGCTACGGGTGCATCTACGATTAAAGCAATTACTAAAGATAATCCAGTTATGGGCTTCGTTGCTGAATACATGATGAAAAGGGGCGGTTTAGGCTCTCTTATGGACCAAAACACCCCTAGTAACGCATCAGAAACGCATAAGCATAACTCCAAACTAGGCTTAGACTAGTATTTGTTTCTATATATATTATATGTATGTAATATTCCTTAATATATATACGACGGCTTATTAAATGTATTTTTAAAACCGTGTAGTTTATATATTACTTTCTATAATAGAAATTATCGAAAGTATTGGGGGCTTTGATTTAATTCTCGTAGAATATTACATACATATATATTATATAGAATACGCTATTCTGGAAGTATGGTGAGAGCAGTAGGGAGGCCCCCAGAACTTGATTCTGAGGGGAACAGAATAAGCAAGTGTTTAGTTAACGTAACTATTCCAACTAAGCTAAGAGATTTCTTAGTTAAGAGCGAAATAAACAGGTCACAACTATTTACAAGAATAGTGACTCAATTATATAAGAAAGAAATATGTCCTAAATGTTATAGGGAAAACATAACCGACGGTGTGATGGCTTTAACGTGTGATGATTGTCAATGTGTAATAGAATATCATAATTGCCAAGCGTGCGATGTTAAATATCAGAGAGCAACTGTGGTTGATAATGTTCATGTAGAAGGTAATCTACCTAAACCAATTAAGGGATCTGGAAAGTTCGGTTGTCAGGTGTGTTTAGAATGACAATAATGTTTTATTCTAAACCTTATAGAACCTGTCCAAATTGTAAACGTGAAGATGTTAAAATTAGACCAACGGGGATAGTAGAACATGGAATACATGATGGTCCGTTATGGGTTTGTTATAATTGTGACCCTTTAGGACCTGCATGCCTAAAATAGACTGTAAAGGTTGCAATAAATCAATACGCAACCCTCCAAGTTATAAATTAACTAGACCTATTACTGGATATTGTGCAAAGTGTTTAGGTTTAGCTCATAAAATACCTACAGTAATAGAAATAGATCAGTTAATTTTAGATAAATTAAACCTAAAAGAAAACACTTTCCCTCACAAAACGCGGATCCTAGAAACGCTTAAATAAGTAGTTACTCATATTTGAGTATGGTTAGACGTAGAACTGTAAAGAGATCCTCCCGAAGGAAGCGTTCTTTTTCAATAAATTTACTAGAGACTGGGGCTGGATTGGCCTTTTTGGATGCTGCTAATGCAGGAACAGCCGCAAAATCCTTTATGGGTGGCGACATTGCAGGCGGATTAGGCACTTTATCAAGTGCATTTAAGACTAATAAGAACGATTTCATTAAAATTGGAGTGGGCACTTTACTAGCTAAAGTTGTAACTTCATCTTTAGGTGGATCTAAAATATTAGGAGCAATCGGACCGCTTAAATTGAGGGTCTGAGGTAATAAAACATGGCTATAGTAGTAACAAGAACAGAAAGTGCAATGAGCTTAACAACGTCGTTCGCGGCATTAGATAATTTGGGTGGGGCTTCGGTAAGTTCTTCTTTTACGGTCCCTCAAAATGTAGGTGCGATCAAACACGTTTCAATTTCAATGAGTAATGATGCCAATGAAGAAACGATTGGATTGTGCAAGGTCTCAGGCAATGCAATGAGAGATGGAGACGCAGTTTTCACCGCCGCCGCTATGGTAGTAGGTGCAACCGCAACCGGAACCTCTGCAAATAACATACAATACGATACCGACTTAGCTGTCGTATCTGGAAACAGCATAGAAATCTCTCTAGCTGGAACAACCGCCGCAACCGTTGACGCCGCAGTAACTCTACACTTCGCTTAAATTTGGTTAAACGCAGTGTAAACAGCCCGTGGGGTAATGTCT